TACAACATTTACAATTTAATTCAGCTCCAGATTTCTCTCTCAAAATTATATATATTTAAAAAATGTTTTACTTTTTTCTTGCTTTTAATTTTGCTTTTTTAGCTATACTGAGGGCTATTGCTATGCTTTGAGCCTGACTTTTTCCACGCTTCATTTCAGTTCGAATATTCGAACTCACGCTTTTCTTGCTAAATCCTTTCTTTAACGGCATCTTCTTCTTAATTTATTAAAGTAAACTTTGTTTTTGTAATCTAAAAGTTCATTTCGCAATTCGTTTGACGCTTCCTTTTTTAACGCTTCTATTTTAGATTTGTCGATGAATAAAGAAAAGAACCATTCAATTAGCTTTCTCATATCTTCAATGTTCCGTTGGAAATACGCTTAGCCATTTCGCTATTTTGTTTAGAAGCATCCCAATTATTTCTTTCAGACTCTTTCATAAACGCTTCAAAACTTCCAGCTTTGCCTTCTCCAGTATCATCTCCTTTTCCAGCTCCTCCTTCAACTTTTGCCAAATAAGGTGTTGAAAATGTAGTTACCCAATCTTTAACTGTTATTGGAGAATAGTTGGCATCTTTTAAAATGTTTCCATTCGAATCTTTTACTACAACATTACCATCTTCTTTTTCAAATGAAAATCCTTTTTCTTTTGCTTCAGTAAAGATTGTAGATTTAGATACTAATACATTGTCAGGAATATGTTTTGTAAATTCATTCTTAATTTCGCTTAATAGATTTGTTTTCTCTATATGCGTTTTGAACGAATTAAATTCTGCATCTTTTTCGTTTAACTTAGAAACTAATCCATCAAACTCCGACTTCAATGTCTTAAACTTTTCATCAGGCTCAATCTTATTTTCTGATTCAGTTTTCGCTTTAATTGCATTTACCAAATTCTCCATTGTCTTGCCTTGAAAATCTAATCCAAGATTGTTTCTCTGCTCTTTTACAGCTATTTCAATAGCCATAGTTGCTGAATCTTTCTTGATATTTGCAATTCGCTCCTCATAAGCAGTTTTGCTCAAGAATACTTTTTCTGATAAATCTACTGAAAATGCTTCTTCACTATTTATCATTTCAATTAATCTTCCACTTTCAATTCCTAGTGTGGTTTCGATTTCTGCGATGTTGTCTAACGCCATAAATTATTTTTTAAGTTTAGCAATTTCTTCAGTAAGTTTATTCACTCCCCAAATAGGCTTTGCGCTCTCTCCTGATAACAATTCGTATTCCGTAACCAAATCACCTTTGCTCAGTACTTCTTCTTGTACTTCTAAGAAATCTTTTCCTTCTAAATGTAATTTAGTAAGTTTCTCATCTTTCTCATACCACAATCCATTAATCTTGCAATTGTCATTTGTTGTTTCTGCAAAAGTAATGTGTACTAAATGTGGAGGTCTTTCTACTGATAATTTGTAGGCAGAGTTGAATCCATTTCCTTCTCTACCCAATCTGTGTAATACATAAACTGCAACTTGGCTCATATAATTTATTATTTAGTTATTGGTGCAACTGGTGGTGCTACAACCTTTTTATTTAATTCAAACCAACTGTTAAATTCAGCAGTCAATACTTCTTCTGACTTACTATAATCAACAACTGATTGCCACCATTTTTGATATAATACTTTTCTTTGTGCTTCTTCGTTTCCAAAGATACTTAAAACTGTTTGTAAAGGTAAGTGTAAATATGGTTCGATTCGCATTTTTAACAAATTAATTTGCAAATCAATTGGATTATTTCTATATTTTGCCGATAAATACTCACTAAATAGCTTATCAAGTACCACACTATTTTCTTCAGCCTTAACTGACATCTCGTATCTTTCCAATAATGTGTCATAACCTTCAACAATATATCTACGACCTAAATTGATAGTTATTCTACTTTCATTTCTGTTTTTACCTAAATCATAAAAGTTTAATATCCATTCACAGAATTTCCACTCTACATATTCTATAAAGTCGGCATATTTGTTAAGTTGATTCTCTAATGGCTGTTTGTTGTAGATTATTTCAGTAGCAGTTTTCTCTACATTGCTTACATTTTGAATACCGTAACTTGTTCCCCAATGTGTTTTATACATTCTTTCCTCAAGGATATTCAATTCTTCGCTGTACTGTTTCCACACATCTAAGTCAGGAGATATAAATCCTGCAATGTTTGGTGCGATAACTGGAGTATCTCTATCGTCAGGGATTGGAAGCTCAACAACTCCTGTTACATCGCTTTTACCCATCATTTTTCCGTGACCATCACAAGTCGTACAAGTTTCTTCCTCTACTTTACCTGTTCCTCCACAATCTCCACAATACTGAACGTATTTCCAAAAGATTGGATTGGCTTTATAGATTTTGTATAATGTTAAGAATGATTGGTCTCTCGCATATTCTTTTGATATGTCGATAATGTTGTCAATAGCTGACAATCTCTCCTCCTCAGCAGGTATCTGTATGTTTGAACAAATAAGTGCAGGAACTTGTCCAAATGGATGCTCAAATGTTAATTCTGCAACAATATTGAAAGTACTACCCACTTGCTCAAATGTTCTATCTGTCAAATCGTCAACTACTCTCCAAAATTGTCTGTTCTCTAATCTCTTTGGTTCAAATATAACATACTCGACCATCTGCCCTCTTGACTCGTAATAACGAATGCTATCTATCGCTTTATAGGTTGGATAAATATCCATCTCAGGCTCGGTAGTATATTCCAAGAACATCAAACCATTCGGGTCTGTGTTCATTAATTTAATTGCGTAGTCTTGCACCCATTCTGTTAAAGACTTCCCATCTCTTACACTCGCAATTTTATTTAAGAACTCTGCCTTAATCGTAGGATTTAAAATGTCGTAGTCTTTAATTCCACCAGTAGCGTAATAAATATTATCGATAGGTTGAAATATTCTTCCGAATAAGTCTTTAATGCTTCGTGAATATTTCCTTCTAGCTTCTGCTTTTACATTGCTCTCAATTCCCTCAATGTTCTCTATAAGTTCTTCTATGAAATCATCTCCATTTACTAACGCTTTTAATTCGTCAGAACATTCACGCATCTCAACAAATTCTTCATTGATTTTAAGATTACTCTTAATAGCCGATATGGCTTCTTCGTTGTTTTTAAATATCATAGTTATTTATTTACCAAATTATTCGTAATCTCGGTTTACCTTTCAACTCAAAGAAAAATCGGAGCATTAAACTGTCGGCAAAATCAGGAGAGCGACCTATTCTCTTTTTTATTTCTTCTTTTTTCTCTAACGATATTTTTCCATCATCTTGAAATGGATTTCTATTTATCTGCTCCAATTCCTCAATCACTTGCTTTCTGTACTTATCCTCTTGAATAAATACTTTGGAATCTTTAACCGCTTCTGCAAAATACCAGTAACATTGTGCCTTTAAATTCTTAAAGTTCTCTGTCTTACCGTGCATTTTTATTGGCTTACCATTATTATTAAATGGAGTTGCTCCTACTAAATTACCTAACTTTGTCGATGCCCTTGTAAATGTCTGCAATCCATCAGCATCATATATCACATTTTTAAGTGGCACTCTATTCTCTATGCGTAACTCATTTATCTTCTTGCTCACCATCGTATCATCAATCTTATCAATGGCAATTATCTTTATAGCTACAAATCCTGCCCAAACTACAATAACAAACTTATCCGAACCTGTATATGCAATATCACAAGTCATATATCTATCTTGAGTAGGTCTTACAAACTCATTGGTATATATTCCAAGTATGTCTGCATACTCAAACATTGCATAAGGATTATCATCAAACTCCCAATTCCCATACACAAGCCTTTGAACCTCATTGTGACTTAATATCTTCATCAAGTTAGGAACGTAATCAACTGGCAATGTCTTATTATCTGTTGGTAATGCTTGAATGAATTTCATATGACTTGGCAACGTACCTTCTATATTCGGCTTATAGTAATCTTTGTACAAATAATTCTTACTCGGATTACAAGTCTGTAACAGTTTTGGTGTCAAATTGTATTCTTTGTTCATCCATCTGCCAATAGATGCCTGTAAGTTATTCTTACATTCTATATCAAACTCCCCAGCTTCTTCGATAAATCCACGAGTCATCTGCATAGAACCAAATCTCATATAATTCGGGTCACTCGGCAAATACTTTGCGTCAATCAAAAATATTTTAGAACCATTGTGAAATTTGAAGTAATTATCTTGACCGTTAAAGCTATAATATTCCTCACCTATTCCCCAAATCGACATAACCTCTTGAATTGAAGGTGTTGTAAATTTACGCAAATCTGACAGCGTTTTTCTCGCTATAAAATAATGCGTTTTTGGGTACATTAGTGCGTCTGCACATATCAAAGAACATCCTATAAAACTCTTGCCGCTTCCTTTACTTCCTCCGAAAACTATATCTATTGTATCTTTATCAGTCCACGCTTTTATAGCTTCTAACTGTTTAAGATTTCCTTTTACATTTATGCTAAGACTTTTACTCATTTGAATTTAGTCTTTTTAATCTATTTTCAGCTCTTTTCAATCTTGCTTCTTCAGACCATTTAACTCCTTTACGAGATAAAGACATTTTTAATCTTGCTTCTTCAGATTGAACTTTACCTTTATGCCAAAGACTTATTTTTAATTTAGCTTCATCTGAATGCTTACTTCCTTTTTGTACTTCAGACATTTTTAGTTTTGATTCTTCAGAATGTTTTTTACCAATATTCGCTATTGATAATTTTAATTTTGTTTCATCACTAACTTTATGCCCTTTTAGCGTTTCAGATATTTTCTTTTTTGTTTCTTTACTTCTCTCTCCGCTTTTATCTGAAGATGATGTTAGAATACAATTTAAACCGTTTTTACCAACACATTTATACAAATCTTGATAATATCTTTCATTATCGTTTAAATCATCAATATTGCACTCCAAAACAATTTCAAATTTATGATTATCTATTCCGTATTTATTAAAAGAACGGTATAATCTTATTTGCTTTTTACAATCTAAACATTT